TAGCTTGAACTCAGAGCCAAAGCTATCCATGTTAAGTTGTGGTGGCAAGAATTTACCCATTAAATTCAATGTCTTAGACGCATCGACTTCCAATTGATCGGCTAATAATTTATGTAAAGGCTTCTTTCTTCTCTCTAAAATCTTGAAAGCAGAGGTCAATTCGCCACGAATTTTCTCCACGAGTTGCTGTCCACCACCACTTCCAGCCGGTCTACCACCTTTATTCTTTGGTTTTTCTACTGCGTCAAACATAGTTAAAAACTTAAAAGATTGTTTATTTTAAATAATTTATTGAAATTTATACTTACAGCCACTTCAGGCTGATTATATCCATTTAACTCACAACAACTCACATTTGTAAACGATTATAGATGTTAGTTATGCGTTACTAATCACGAAAGCCTTAATTTATTGGCTATTTCATCGAGACCTTCCACCAAAAATCTGTATCTTTTCCTCTTTACATCACATTCTCCAATAGCCTCATGCTCTACAGCCACGCTAAAAACCACCTCACATTGCCCCTTTGTCATGCACTCCAGCACCTCTTCCAGCTTCTCCTTCGCCCTGAGACTTGCCTCTTGCTGAGACTCGGCATCCATACCTGAACCCCTGACTGTAGTATCCAGAATATTCCTTTGCCCACTTCTTTGCCAATACGCCAGATATCTTTTCTCAAAAACCTTACACGCTTCGAACTGAGCCGGAGTGAGCTTGTCACGATGATACGCTCTGTGATAGGGCGTACTCTCCTGATTGACGTACACTTTGCTGTCACCCTTGTTGACACGCCTTTGCTCATACCATCCATGCTGCAGCACAAAACTATTTGGCTTTTCCACCTTTTCTCTCCTTAATCGCAATACCTTTGGCTATGCCACCATATCCAATCACATCAGAAATGGAGTCCAGATGATAAGGCGTTTTCATTAGTCGCGCCACTTTGACCAATATCATCAGCACCGGAACATCTACAGCCTCAATCCTATCTCTTCCCTTCAGATACACATTGAACAGATCAGCCGTGTCTTGCATATTCGCTAGAGGCTCACCATAATTCTTTCCTCGCTCCGATATCAACTTGCCCACCTCCGATATCAAAGACCCATAATCTACATTCATCTCTTTCTCCTTCAATTTATCGAGGAGGAACTCAAACCCCCTCTGTACCTCCTCATCCTCGTTATATCCCCCTAAAGGGGGATATTATCGAGGAGGAAGAAATATAGGTACTTTTCATGTTGAGGTTTTACTACGTTTTGATGAGGATTGATGAGGAATAAGCCC